TTGTTGGTAGGTACAACTGAAGGTTCGCAACTTACTGCAGGTACTGTTCAATCAGGACAGCAGAAAGCGGATTTGATGGGTTATCAGGTGACAACTACTGCAGAGAACCTAGAGCCTGCTGTACACCTTGAGCCTTTTACTTCAGTACCATTCGACAACTTCGCTGGTATTACTGTAAGCCCTGCTTACTAAGATAGTTTTCCGTTGTGTTCTTGTTGTATCGTAAAAGGGGCAGGTTTTAACTTGCCCCTTTTTAAATAAAGTAGCATGATATATTTACAGACTAACACACCAACACAGCAAGTGTTTTTGTCACTTGACGAAGCACGGCAATACTTTGCCACACCATTCACCAACTACCTGTTGGTTTTAACACACGAAGAAAACAGCACAACAGGCAATGAACTTGCACAGGTTGCCACCATCATTAACGAGAATACACGAATAACAGAACTTGAAATCACGACTGTTGGCCTTACCTTAGCGGGCAGGTACAGATATGAAGTATATGGACAGAATTCTAATAGCAATATTGACCCGGCAAGCGGTCTTGTTATTGGTTTGTGTCAGCGTGGATATGCTGTATTGAATCACAACACAACGTGGTTTGATGTGCCTGTTGTAACAATACCAAATGACATTATCTATGAGCCATAACGAATCGAATATAGTATCATTGAAGCTTAGCGAGTATGTTGCTAAGAGCGATGCCGAGAAAGTTGACCGCAAAGGATGGGTAAACTACGGTGACGCAAACGACTTTCCACAATACTTACGTGACCTTGCTCACGAATCACCAGTGCATGGTAGTTTGGTTGTTGCCATTGGTGACATGATAGCGGGAAAGGGAATTAAGTCTGAGCAATACCAAGCCGAACTTGATGCACTTGACATAAACACTTTGACCTATGCAACCGCGCATGACTTAAAGTTGTTTGGTGGGTTTTTTATTGAAGTGATTTGGAGCAACGACCGCACGGTTATATCAAAGCTTAACGCGATACCATTCGAAGAATGCCGCATTGCGGTTAATCAAGATGACGATAGTGAAATAGGAATCTTTCACAGCTACGATTGGAGCAATACACGCAAGAAAAAGAACACACCTGAGTTTATTCCTAAGTACAACTACCTAACACGTGAGCAGGAGCCACGTCAAATCTACTGGTGCTTCACTTATACAGGCAGCGACACCTACCCTCGCCCCGATTACTGGTCTGCCATCAACTACATCGAGTTAGATAAGCAAATTTCTATATTCCATATCAACCAAATTTCAAACGGTTTATTCCCTTCTACTATCATTAACTTCTACAACGGGCAAGCAACGCCTGAGCAGAAGCAACAAATGATGATGGACTGGGAGAACAAGATGAGTGGTGCACGTAATGCAGGAAAGGTTGTGATGTTCTTTAACGAGCGCGATCAACCAAAGACTGAAATTACACCATTCCCCGTTAACGATGCGGACAAGCAGTATCAACTAATGGATACTACCGCAACTCAAAAGATTATTACAGCCCACCGCGTGACTACGCCTTTGCTGTTTGGTATTCGCGACACTGGCGGTGGATTTGGTAGCAACAAAGATGAAATGGCTACGGGTCTTGAAATATTCAACAAACAAGTTGTAGAACCGTATCAGGCAAAAATCAATAAAAGTATTGAGGAACTACTTAGCAAACAATTGCCCGGTGTAACTTTCGAAATTGTACCCAACACACCACTTGTCATTGAACAAAAAGCTGAAGTAGTTGAAACAACTGTCGAGCCTGTTGTTGCCTCGTCATTAGACACTGAACAAATTAGTTCAATTGTACAGGCCACATTGATGGCTTTTGAAAAAAAAAAAGTAGCTGCTGAAGAAACGGTAGGTGATGCGCTTATTGCACTTGGTGAAGATTGGAAAGAGGAATGGATTTTAATTGATAGCTACAACGCAGATGAGGAAATTGAACACGAGTTTGCAGTCCGCACAGGTGCAGCTCGACCAGCTGCTAAGAGTGAGCAGGATGCCATTATCGATGGTAAGTATTTTATTACTCGTTACGTTTACGCAGGCAGCTTTACTCATGATAATATGCGCCCATTCTGCAAGAAGATGGTTGAAGCGGGCAAGCTATACCGCAAAGAAGACATTGTGTCGATGGAGAATGTAGCGGTTAATCCGGGATGGGGGCCGAACGGTGCGGACACTTACGATATTTGGTTTTACAAAGGCGGTGGTAACTGCCGACACTTTTGGGAAAAGCGTGTATATGTAGATGCAACAGGTGCTAAGATTAACCCTAATGACCCGGATGCAAAACGTATCGCTGTATCACTTGCTGAACGTATGGGATATAAAGTGCGCAACAATTCATTAGTGGCAAAGCTACCTGAAGACATGCCTTATAACGGCTTTCTACCAACTAACCCTATTTACGGAAATCAATAATTACAACTATGCCAGAAGTATTACTAATATCAGAGAACTATATCAAAAAATATAGCACGGTGAACGGAAGTGTTGACCCTAACCTGTTATACCCATCAATCTATTTAGCACAGGACAAATGGCTACTTCCCTTTTTGGGAACTGATTTGCTCAATAAGATTAAGGCCGATGTAGCCGCTAACACAATATCGGGCAACTATCAAGTATTACTTGTCGATTACATCCAAAAGATGCTCCTGTGGTGGGTTATGGTGGATGTTACGCCTAACCTTTGCTATCGTATGGACAATGGCACGCTAGTGCAACGTCAAAGCGAAGACACCGTGCCGGTATCGGATGCGGTCATGAAGGACATGATAGATCGTGCAAGGCAAAACGCACAGCATTACACTACGTTGCTTGTCGATTACTTATGCGCCAACAGCAGTTTGTTTCCTGAATACAGCACGGCGCAATGGCCTGACCGTTCACCACGAACAGACGTGACCAACACACTTAACTACCAGTTCAGCACGGGCAACACGTCCACTTCATTCCGTCCTACCTACTCACGAAATATCATTAACAGAATACCATGAGTGAAAAGAAGACACTAAAGCAAGATTACACCGAGCGTTTGCGCAAGTATGAGCGTGAACTATCATTAAAACTACGTGCCAATGGCAACAAAGAAGCAGCCAAACCCACAACCAAATAAGGTTGATGTAAAAGGATTGCGCTACAAGCTGCAATTGTTCGACGGCTTTTGGTCTATACCTCTTGCCTTTTTGCTATTTGCTGTATCGGGCACGGTGTCCGTTGCCTACTTTGGTGATGCACTCATAAGCACCGAATACATCCAATATATTGTCTTGGCTGCAATGGTGATGGTCTTTGCCAATTTCGTGGTTTTTTTGGGCATCAGATTCAATTTTCGGGCATTGCAACGGGAGATATACAACAAAGAAGTTAAGTATGAAATCAATACCTATCTAACCACATGGCAAAAGGTTGTGTTATACCTGCTCTTATATGCGTTCTACTTTGCTGCATACCTGTATATTTTACACATGCTGATGACGGTTACTGCGTAAGGGTAACGGCTTCATCATTTGTTGGTGTAAAAGAGAAAGGCGGTAATAATATGGGCTTTAATGACAAGGCTCTGCTTGTGCTAATGAAACAAGAAGGTTGGAAGCCCGGCTATGCATGGTGTTCTTTTTTTGTCATGGCTATGCTTAACGAGTGTGGCATTCCGCACACTATCACAGGTTGGTCACCTACGGCCTACAACCGCAAGGATGTAATCTTTACCGAGGGAAAGTTTGTGCAAGCGTTTAGCGATAAGGATGCACTGGTTATGACGTTAAGCTATAACAGCTTTAAAGGTAAAAGGTACAAGGGCATAGGGCATACAGGCATAGTTGACAAGGTAGGCAAGTATTCAGTACGCACCATTGAGGGTAACACCAATGAACAGGGCATGCGCGATAGTCGCACACGCGATGGGGTATACTACAAGATTCGCCCACTATCAAAAAACTTACATATTACGCGATGGAAAAAAGGACAAAGCTCTTAATAGGATTGGGTATTGCAATTCTTGCACTAGCCATAGTGTTCACGGTGCGCACATGCAACAAACCTGTAACAAATCCTGCTATAAAAAGATTACAGGATGTCAATGATTCACTCTACCAAATCATTGAAGCCAACAACGCCAAGACCGATAGCCTATTCATTAAGATTGATTCGCTCAACATGCATCAAGACACCATCATTCAACAGCAACAAATCACCAATGAAATTTACCGCAATGAAACTTACAACATTCTTTCTGCTACTCCTTCTAGTGCCAACA